GAAACTGACCCGTTGCGCCGAGGTTGAATTTCTTGATAAACACCATAACGCTCTACGCCGGCGGCGCCGGCCCGCCGGGATTCCCCGGCATCGACGTCAGCGCGGCTGAATTCCGATTGCTATTCGCCATCGCGCGCCCGGCACCGCGCGGCGGGGCCGGCCGTGGTCGGCCGCCGTTCGGCGGGCCCGCAGTCGGCGCGCCGGCGGTCGGCCCTGGCGGTGGCGGGACCGCGCCGGCGGGCGCGCCGGGTTGCGGGGGCGCCGCCGCGACTTCCGTTTCGGGATTCGGATCGATCGCCTGCCCGCTCATCGCCTCGAGGATCGCCTGATCGATGACCATGAGATGCGCCTCGAGCAAGCCCTCGACGGGCGGCATCTCGAGCAACATCCGCTGGACCTTGTCGGAATTCGCCCACTTGAGGAATTCGGATCGGTGAATCTGTGGATCGTACCAGCGGTGCCACTTCAGCGGGTAGCCGGGGACGTCATGCGGATTGATGCCGGGCGGAATCGCGCGCCACGCGCCGGCGGCCATCCACCGCTCGAAATCCTCTTGCTTCTTGAGCGCGCCCTGCACTTGCGCGTCGAGCGCCGGCACGAGCGCCGTTTGCCCGAATTTCTGGAAAATCGTGTACCGCTGATCGGCGTCGCCTTTGTCGAGGAACCCGAGTTGGTTCAGGTGCTCGATCGCCGCGCGCTCGCCGAGGCTCGTCTTGGGCGTGTACGTGCCGTCCTCGATCACGATCGTCACGTCGCCGCGGAGGTCGGCTTTCTTGAACGTTTGGAACGTCCATGTTTTCGTCGGCGCTTGGACGGCGAGCGTGCGCTCGTCCGGCCCGAATTGCCGCTCGAGTTCGATCGCGAAGCTGTACCAGTCCTTGTACATCGTCCCGCGCGCCTGAAACGCGCTCGAGAACCGCCGTTGCCCGGCCTCCACGAGCAGTTGCATCGCCGAGAACGCCTCGACGCCGCTCGGCTTGGTGCCGCGGAGGATGTCGTAGGTGCCCGTCGCCTCTTCGATGTCCTCGAGGATCTGTTTCCGCCAGGACATGAGCGCCGAATCGGGCGGCACGCCGGGAATGAGTTCCGGCCGGCCCGCGGGCCCGGCGGTCTGCGCGTTCCATTGCAGGATGAGGCCCGGCACGCCCGGCGAGTTGCCGAGCCAATTGGTCTCGGCGCCCTTCGGGATCATCCATTGCGGGGACGCGGTCCGCATCGCGATCATCTCGATCAGCGAATCCAGCCGATTCAGTTGGTCGTACTTCTGAATGACGGGCTCGTGCACGCCCGAGGCGATCACGCGCCCGCCGACCGTTTGATAGCCGGCGTGGCTGAACGTAAAGAGCGGGTTGCCCTTCGCGTCTTTGTACGGGATCGGCCCTGGGAGCCCTTGCGTGTCGTCGTGGAACACGATCGGATCGTTGTCTTGGTAGATCCGGAGCACGAGGCCGTCCGGATGCTCGTTGGTCGGCCGATGCCAGAGTTCATACTCGGCGACGCCTTCCTCAATCGAGCTGGAGACCGATCCGGTCGGCCCGAACACGCCGAGGCGCGTCGTCGGGATGTCATTTTGGAGCGCGAGCGACTGAAAAATCTGCAAGCTGCGCTCGGAGGATCCTTTTTGCCACTGGATCCGCGGAATCAGCGGTTTCAGGATGGGGTTTTCCTCGAATTCATGTTTCGAGCGCCACCGCATCTTGATCACGTACGGAATTTTGGCCCACGAGGACCGATTGAGCGGAAACGCGAGTTCAAACGGCGAGAGGCCCTCCGAGACCGGCGCGCCTTTCGGCCGCGGCTCACTTTTCGGCGATCCATCGGCGTTGATCGCCGGCACAAACGACGTTCCACCGCACGCGGGGCACTTCTGCCCGCTTTTCGCGATGATGTCGCTCCGAAATTCCCGCTGACACGTCGTACACGCCTCAAACGGGATGTCGATGAAGCCGTACACGCGATCTTCGTCCCAGTACGTGTGCAGAATCGTGTTTCCGAGGTTCACGAGCCAGAAGTCCGCCTCGTTCATCACGGCGTCCATCTGGTGAATGTCGTGCAGCAGCGGCGCGAGGTCGTCGGCGGTCGCCGCGGTCGTGATCGCGGTCGTCGCGTTGCCGTTCGGCTTGACGATCACGCCGAAGCGAATCGACGCGAACATCGATCGGATCGATTGATCGATTTCTTTCGGCTTGGACGTGCAGGGTTTCGGGACGCCCTTGCCGATCCGCGCGTCGCGCCAGCCTTCGGTGCGCGAATACGGCGCGAGCCACTGTCGCAGGTTGACGTAATGGAGCGCGCGCGTCCACTGGCGCTCGAACACCCACCGATCGGCCATCGCTTGACGCTTACAGAGGTCGAAAAAGTCGAGATATTGCTGATCGGTCGTCAGCGAGACCGCTTGCGTGTTGCCGATCGCCGGCGCGATCGCCCCCGCGAGCCCTTTGCCGGCCGCCGCGACGCGGTCGAGCAGCATCTTGAGGCCGGACGCGGGATCCGGACCGACATCGCCCGAGCGGCCGGGCGTCGGGATCGCGCCTGAATCGGTGCTCATGGAGCCTCCGGGGTCCCGTACACGACACTGCCATCGCCCGCCCACCGCACGCCGCGGCGCTTCGCCTCGTCATCGCCCATGTCCGTGAACATGTCCACACCGAGGACCGCCGCAGACGGATCGGTCGGGAGATTGAACGGCGCCGGCGTCGAGAGTGTCGCGATCGGGATGTCTGCTTTGGTGAGGGTTTTCAGCAGCACCGCGCGCTCGGTCTCGCTCTGATTGACGCGCGTGCAGAGGAACTCAATGAGCGCGCGATCGCGGATGGCTTGATGCTCGAGCGTCTCGCGGCGGGCCCGCTCGCGGGCGATGTCGAGCGCCAGGCTCGAGAGATCCGCGCGCAATTGCTCGAGATGCTCGAGCGCCAGGCGGTACGCGCGCCCCGAGACCCACATGGACGAACCGGCGCCGAGTGTAGCACGCCGATCTAGTGCGTCAGCCATAAGAGCACCGCGACGAACAGTAAGACGAGCATCGCGATCGCGATGGCGAGATTCCTATTCACGGTAGAAGTCTCCGAGCGGCCAGCCTTTTTCAGTCGGCTCGAGGGGCCGCTCATCCTCGAATGGATTGTCCGATTCGGTGTCGGCCTCGGGATCGTCGGCCTCGCGCTCGAGCGCCGCGCGGAGTTCCGCAATCTCGTCACGGACGCGCGGGCTGAGCGCCATCTCCCGCGCCGTGAGCGTCGGGATCGTCAGCTTCGGCAGCTCGGGGTACGAGAGCACCGCGGCGTGCAGGGCCTTCGGGAGTTCCTCGTTCAATTGAAAATCGCGCTCGTCGTCCTTGCGTTCCTCGTCCGCCGTGGCGAAGTCGTTCCAGCGGTACTCGCGCATCTGGTCGATCGTGCGTTCGACGGTGCTCGCGAAAAAGAATTGCCCCGAGTACAGCCAGGTCTGAAGCCGCTGCACGCCGGCCATCAGATACGTCTCGGTCGGGATGACGCCCATGCCGCGGCGCGCGAATTCCTTGTGCACGTACTGTTTGGTTTCGTCGCAGGCCCACCGCTGATCGAACGGGGTGCCCGTGACCAGATCGTGCCGGTGGAACCGCTCGAGGATCCGCTGGCGGTGGACATCGACGGACCGATGCGTGTCGATGTAGTCATCGAGGACCACGAGGCCCTTGGGCGTCGGGACCACCATCGCGGACGCGAACGGATGCGTCACGCCGCCGCCGAGCCCGAAAATCGGGAACGCCTCACGCGGCAGCTTCGGATACTCGGGGATGAAGCTCCGCAGCGCGTCCGGCGAGAGGATCCGCGACTGAATGACTTCCCAATCGTAGATATTGCCGGCGAAGGAGACGAAATCCGCTTCGTACTCCTGCCGGAACATCTCCGCGGACATCGTCGTGCGCGCCTCGTCTACCTCGTGCATCGCGTATCGCTGAATCCAGGGGTTGTCGATCGTCCGGCACTGCGCGGCCCAAAAGCCAGCCCGCTTGTGGCGCGGATCGAAGGCCGGCCGGAACAGCCGGCGCCACGTCCAATCGAACCCGTTCGGCGTGAACGTGAAAATCGCGTTCCCGAGGTTGTCGGTCAGCGCCGGCCGGAGGATGTCCCAGGCGCGCTCTTTGATTTTCTGGACTTCGTCCAGCCAGCACCACCAGAGACCGATGCCGACGCCGCGGCTCGGATCGTCCAGCGATCGAAACTGCACGACATGATTGTTCGTGAGCGTCAGCGTGTAGTTTTGTGCGTCCCAATGCCGGACCCAATCGGGCGGGATCAGTTTGAAAAACGCCGGCATCGTGGAATCGTTCAGGATCTTGAACGTCGGTCCGCACACCCACCCGAGGCCGTCCGGCACGACGCATTCCTCGCGGGCCGCGTGGGCGCCCACTTTCGTTTTGCCGGACCGCCGGCCGCCGACAATCGAGATGCGGTGATACGCCTTGCGCGCGCGGAGCT